ACAACAGGCTACGCTCCGCTCCGCAAGACAAATACCACTAGGCGCTACGCGCAACAGCCGGGAACCGTTCAACAGACGCTTCGCTCTTAACTCGAACCACGAAAGCTCCGCTGCGCTCCGCAACATCCACAACAGGCGCTGCGCGCAACAGCCCCGCTCCGCTCTAACTAATACCACCAAGCGAACTAGGCTGCGCGCACTGAATGCTACTGCCGTTCTTCGTGACTATTGTAAGGCTTGCATGGGCGCTGCGCGCAACCTCCTCGCTGCCGCTAACTACCGTGCGTACGCTCGCTACGCTCACTACTCCGACCGCACTACCGACACGGACTAGGAGGGAACCAACAGCCGGACTCCCCCTCATACCCCGGAGGGCCTTTTCAGGGGAAGTTTAATGACAACTCCTAAGACACCAACCAAATTTTACTAAAAAATTTTAAAACAACCACTGCTCCTGTTTATCCTAGATTCGCGTTCTCTCTCTTCTTCCTCTCTTCTTCTCTCTTCCTCTTCTCTCTCTTCTTCCTCTTCTTCCTCTTCTCTCTCTTCTTCCTCTGTAGCCTGACTTACCGCTGCATGATAGAATGCAGCCATGCATCGCGCTTCGCGCCTCGTGCCCCGCAACTGGAGAGATTTCATGGATACATTGCAAGAGAAACTGCTGGGTTTTTTAGCCGCTGGCGTCCCGCAAACTGCGGCGGCGCTAGCAGCAGGATGCACCGACGGCTACATCAGTCAGCTGATGCAGGAGCCGCACTTCCGCAAACTGTTGGCGGAGCGGGGAGCAGCGAAACTGGAAGTTGCACTGAAACATGACACAAGTATTGAAGCAACAGAATCGCGAGCATTGGCCGCGATAGGCGACAAACTGCCGTTTGTTCGTTCGCCTGTGGAAGCAGCAAAGATCTTCCAGATACTGAACAGTGCCAAGAAGCGATTGCATGAGCAGCCTGGTGGTGGATCCAACGAGGCACTGCAGCACGTCACGATTGTCCTGCCGCGAGCAGCCCAGATCCACCTTCAAATGAACAGCTTGAGGCAAGTAATAGAAGTTGAGGGCCGGTCAATGGCGACACTGCCAAGTCGTGCACTGCCATCGCTAGCTGCTGAGAGAGACGCTGCAAGAGCAACAGAACTGCTGGATCAGATGGAAGTGCATGAGACTGTGATTGGTGGCGTAGTGAGAGTGTTGTAACGAGCGAAGCGAGCAAGATCCCAGCATCCCAATCGCTCACTCGCTCTTTCGAGCAAGATCCCAAAGACACTATGCTTAGCCCAAGCCCAAACGCAGAAGCCATTCAAGTCATAGGCGACACAATAGTTGCAGCTGCTTCTCGCGGGGAGCTGGCAGCAGCTTCTGAGCAGTCACTGGATTTCTTGGCATCGCTGATCCTGACAGATATATATGCCTACGGCTATCCGCCGCTTTTTCATGCAATGTGGCAGCTTTTGTGCAGCTCGGCGAAAAGCGAAAAGTCAAAACCAAAATACGCCTTGGGAATTCCACGGGGCTTTTCCAAGACGGTAGTTTTGAAGCTATATGTGGTGTGGCTGATTCTCTTCTCAAACCGCCGCTTCATCCTGGTAGTGTGCAACACTGCAAAGCTAGCAGAGAATTTCCTCTCCGACGTTGAGGACATGTTGAACTCCAGCAACATCAAGAGCATCTTCGGCTCTTGGGACACTGAATGTGACCAGAATAACCTGAGCAGCAAAGTCTTCCACTTCAGGGGTAGGCACATCACCCTCGCAGGTCTCGGTGCTGGCACCTCTTTGCGCGGCTTAAATCTCAAGTACCGACGCCCTGACATCGTAGTGATGGATGACATGCAAAACAGGGATGAAGCCAAGAGTCCTGAGATAGCACGCGAGCTGCTAATCTGGCTGCTTGGAACTCTGATGAAAGCATGTGATCCGCACAGCTGTGTGTTCATCTTCGTAGGAAACATGTATCCTTTCGAAGGCAGCATACTCAGGAAGCTCAAGGCTAGTGCTGAGTGGACCAGCTTCATTACTGGTGCAATCCTGGCAGATGGGCAGTCCCTGTGGCCAGATCATCGCAGCATTGAGGATTTGCTAGCTGAGCTCAAGAGTGATACGGATATGGGGCATCCAGAGATATTCTTTTCGGAGGTCATGAATGATGAAGAATCAGGAACAGTCAGTGGTATCGACGTATCAAAGATACCACTGTGTCCATTACACCTCGATGCGATTCAGGCGCAGGGTGGCTTTGTTATCATTGATCCGTCCCTCGGACGTAAAAAAGGAGATGATCTTGGCATTGGCGCCTTTCTTGTCTATGACGGAGTGCCCGTGCTCCGCGAAGTTATCTCAGAAAAGATGGATCCAGGAGAAACAATTCATCGAGCAACTGCACTTGCTGCGAAGTATTCGATTCAACTGATAGTAGTAGAAGGTGGCGCGTATCAAGCAACTTTGATCTATTGGTTCAATTTTGTGTTTGCACAGCTCGGAGTTACTGGTATTCATGTGGGCGAGATCACTACCGGAGGCATGCAGAAGAATAGCCGCATCAGCGCTGGATTGCGCCAGCTACTCAGCGGAAAGATTTACCTCCACAAAGATGTTCGCAGTGCATGCATCTACCAGATCACACAATGGGATCCTCTTCGAACCAAGAATAAAGACGAATTGCTGGATCTTATCGCGTACACCTACGCTGTCATGGAACTACATGCAGAGTATGTACCTCTGTTGATCTCTGACGGCTTTGATGAGACAATAGCAGAATCGACCCATGAATTTCTTCTTCCATTCTAGGAGCCCCTAATGGCAACAGCATCCACACCGCTTGCAATCCCAGTAGATTCCCAGGCCAAAGTAGTAGCATATTTGCAATCTGCTCTGGACCAGTTTGCTACGAGCTACAATATCCGCACGCAAATGGAAATGCGTGACCGTGCATACTATCGCACGCAAGACCAGTCTCAGGCGACCAGCAGGGCAAAAGCAGCGAACAATCAAGGTGATCCCACCAAGCTGCAAAACATCACAGTTCCGGTTGTGATGCCGCAAGTTGAGACCGCACTCGCAGAGCTTGAGGACATATTTCTGACAGGCTATCCTATTTTCGGGGTAGTGGCGCCCCCTGAACAGCAAGATGCGGCAGAGATGATGGAAGCGCAGATAGCAGACAACAGCATTCGCGGGATGTGGGCTAATGAGCTGCTTCTCGCCATGCGTGACGGCCTCAAATATGATCTCGGTGCAATTGAAGCTGTGTGGGAGAATCGCAAGATCTTTGCAATCACCACTCCAAGCAACAAAGCACTCACTGAGGGGCAAGCAACAGAAACATATTACAAGGGTAACTTTCTGCGGCGCCTTGATCCCTACAATCTGATCTTGGACACGCGAGTTTCACCGGAGAAGAACCATACGCACGGAGAGTTCGCAGGCTACACCGAGGTGATCTCGCGGATTCAACTCAAGAAAGAGATGGAAGATCTGCCTGCCTTGGGCACTATGAACTTCAGGGCCGCCTTGGAGTCTCCCAGCAACGGAATTGCAGGAGCAACAAACATTTCCAGTTCCTTCTACCTGCCGCAGATCAACCCAGATGCGCTGCTGCCAGTCGAGAGTCGGCGTGAACACAACTGGCTGGCATGGGCCGGCTTAGAGCCAGAGAAAACAGGCGGTATTGTCTACCAGAATTCCTATGAGCGCACAGTGCTTTACTGCCGCATTCTGCCTTCAGATTTCAAGTTGTCTGTGGCTAACAAGAATCATGTGCAGATTTGGAAGTTTACCATTGTCAACCGTAAGGTGGTAATCTTCGCAGAGCGTCAAACCAATGCGCACAACTTCTTGCCAATCGTGTGTTGCAAGCCAAGCAACGATGGCATGGGATGGCAATCCAAGTCTTTTGCTGAGAACGTCATTGGCATTCAGCAGGTTTCCAGTGGGCTGGTAAACAGTGGTATGGAGTCCCAGCGCCGCAAGGTATACGACCGGCTAATTTACGACCCAAGCAGGGTGAATAAGAAAGACATCGACGTTGTCAGCTCGGTTGCTCGCATAGCCGTGAAAAGCTCGCAATACGGCAAGCCGCTATCTGAGGCGATTTATCAGATTCCATATCGCGACGATGGTGTCGCAGAAGTCATGAGTCTGTCGCAGCAGATTGCTCAGATGGGCGATGTTGTCAACGGCACTAACAGGGTGCAGCAAGGCCAGTTCCAGAAGGGTAACAAGACTCGTCAAGAGTTTGACGTTACCATGAACAATGCCAGCAATCGCGGGCGTATGCGCGCACTGGGCCTGGAAGCAGCGTTTTTCATGCCACTCAAAGAGATTGTCAAGAGCAACATCTTGCAATACATGCAGCCTGGTCCTATTCTGAATCAGCAGCTCGGCACTGAAGTTGCCGTGGATCCTCAGAAGCTGCGGGAAGCGAACTTGCAAATGAAGATGAGCGATGGCTACATGAGCAGCGAGAAGCTGGCTAGCACTGAGCTCATGGGAACGCTGTTCCAAGCCGCGCAGGCATTGCCGCAGATTGCGGTTGAATACGATCTAATGGGTATGTTAATCTACAGCATGCGGCTTAAGGGCGCGAGTTGGCTTAACAGCTTTAAGCGTACGCCAGAGCAGCAGCAAGCCCAAGTAGCACAGATGTCGGCAGCAAGTGAAGCCGCAGGACAGCGCAATCCCCCACCACCAGCATCACCACCAGGAGCACCATGAAATACCAATCTGAAGAGCAACTTCAACGGGCGAAACTTCTTTCGCCTGACACCATGACCGCGCTTGAGAATGAGGTGGAAGACCTCACTGAAACGCTGGTATCCACGTCCTTCGATGCTGACCCTGTTAGCAGAGAGACCGCAATTCTTGCCTTCGTAGAAGCGCAAGCAAAGCGCAGAGCGTACATAGGGCTGCTGAATGATGCCGCTCTTACGTACGAAGCAATCGCACAAGCCCACAACCGCACCATCTAGGAGTTTCTCATGTCTTTCCTTTCCACCCTTTTCCCTTCGTCCAGCGGCACTAGCAGGAACGCAGGCGCTGGCCAAAGCTCCGCGCAGCCAGCAGTCCAGCAAGCTGCCCCCGTCATCAATCCTCTGGTACTCGCAGCTGCTACGGCGGCTCAAGTAGCTCAGGATGCAGCAGCCGCTACTGCAGCCGCCGCTGCGTCTGCTTCCCCACTTGATAAATTGGCGGGCTTGTGGGATACTCCTACTACTAAAGACGGAAAGCCGCTGGTCTCAGCTCCTGACCCTCTTACCCAACCAGTTTTCAACTTTGATCCAGCTAAGATCACAGCTTCAGCAGCTACGATGGATTTCACCCAAGGGATGGATCCAACGAAGGTGGCAGCAGCTCTCGGTGGCGACGCCGCAGCTTTTGCAGAAGTACTGAATCACGCTGTCAGGAATGCAGTAGTTGGCGTCACAGTCAACAGCGGCAATCTCATCAATCAGGCACTGCTGACCAACAACGCAAACGTTGCTGCTAGCATCCCGTCGCACATCAAGCAAAACCAACTGCTGACCTTCCAGGATGAGAATCCCGTGATGAGTCACCCCGCAGTTGCTCCGCTTGTCAACTCTCTCAAGCAAATGGCGGCGACTAAAAATCCCAATGCCAGCGCTGCTGAGATCCACAAACAGATAGCGGAATACATGTCGGGACTGTCAGCGGCTTTGACTGCTGAAACTCCCGCGGCCAAAGCTGCAACCGCTGCTGTGCCGAAAGAGATGGATTGGTCGACTTTTGCTTAACTAACGCAGCATAGCTGCAAGGAGTTTTTATGGGTATGAATCGGGGTCAAATTGACCGTGGTGGCAATTACGTCTGCGCTGCTCAGGCTGGTGATTCAGCCATGGAGCAGACGCAGCTGGTTGCAATCACCACGGTGGGCACTGGCGTTTTGTCAGCTGCAGGTATGCTGGCAGGTCTCATTGTTCGCACTGGACCAGTTGGCGCCTACGCTGATACGTTGGACACTGCGAACAACTTGATGCTCGCGGCGCCTTTCCTGTCTCCGGGCGATGCGTTTGAGTTCGTGGTGCAGAATGGCGTGGCAGAAGCCAACACGGTTGCAGTGGCCGAAGGTGCTGAGCTGGTTGGCACCACTGCCATTGCAGCTTCGCTGGTGCGCCGTTACTTGCTGACGGTGTTTGCAAACCGCACGCGCCAAACTTTCAACGCGGTGACTACCAACGCCAACGCCGTTCTCACTGGTTTGACGCAAGCGGAATGCGATTTGCTGCAGCCCGGTCAAGGCGTCTCAGGCACCGGCATTAGCAGCGGCACGAACGTCTTGTCCGTCAACTCGGTGCTTGGCACTGTCACTCTGACGGCAAACGCGACTGCTACGTCTGCCCCGACCGCTGCGATTACTTTCTTCCCACGGTACAGCGTGCGCGGATTGTTCTCGGCAACCGCCTGATTCTGTTAACCATTTAGCTTAAGGAGCTTATCACATGCCAGTTGGTGTATTCAATACTGCGGTGATCCCGCAGGATCTCGCAAAGAAATCGTTCTCTGCGATGATCACCCGCCTCATGCCGAACGGCAGCGCGCCGATGGTCGGCCTCACCGCACTGCTGAAAGAAGAGACTGCTTATCAGATTGAGCACGGCTTCTTCAGCAAGACGATGATCTTCCCGTCGATGGTTACTGTCGGCATCACTGCCGTCGGTGCCACTGTCATCAACGTCGTCAGCACGAACAACATCTTGCCAGGCATGATGATGCGCTCGGACACGACCAACGAGAACATCTTGGTCGTCTCAGTGAACAGCTTGACGCAAGTCGGTGTTCAGCGCGCCGTTGGTTCTGTTACTCCAGCGTCGATTGCTGCTACGGTCAGTCTGTGGATGGTCGGCAATGCCTACGAAGAATCTTCGCTGCGTCCTGCGTCGCTCATCATCGTGCCTGCTCGCGTGACCAACTTCACGCAGATCTTCCGCAACACCTGGGCAGTCAGCGAAACCACTCGCGCTACCATGCTGATCGTCGGTGACACTGCGATTGCTGAGTCCCGTCAGGACTGCGCCGCGTTCCATGCTGTTGACATTGAGAAGGCATTCTTCTTTGGTCAGCGGTTCTTCGGAAGTCGCAACAACCAGCCTTTCCACACCATGGACGGCCTGATCAACAGCGTGACTCAGTTCTTCCCTGCAAACGTCACGACTCTCGGCGCCACTACCAACTACACTCAGTTGGAAGCTGCGCTGGATCCAGTGTTCAACCAAGTGACTGATCCCAAGAGCATTGGCGAGCGGCTTCTCTTTGTTGGTGGCGTGGCCCGGCGTGTGCTGCATCAGATCTTCCGCTTGAATGGCACCTACTTCATCGAAGATGGCCAAACTAGCTGGGGCTTGCAGTTCGACAGTTTCAAGATTCCTCGTGGCCGGTTCACGATCTTGGAGCACCCGCTGTTCAATGCTTACGGGCAAGCTGCTAGCTGGGCGCGTCTGGGCATCGCAGTGGATCTGACGACGTTCAATTCCGCGTACATGGTTGGTCGCAAGACCACCAATCGCGAGTTCAACGTCGAAGGCACTTCTGTGGACAACGGCGTTGACGCTGTTGGTGGAACGCTTACCAGCGAACTCACCTGCTTGGTCAAGAATCCGGCAGCTAACGCTGTTCTGAACAACTTCACAGCCGGTCTTTTGGGTTAATTCTCCGGTGGGGGTGGTACTCCTGAGCAAGAGTATAAACGGCTCACTTTCCACACCTTTTTACCGGAGAACATTTATGGCTACGTTCAAGCACTCGACGGCGGGTTCCACTTTCATCATGCCAGACGGGAAAGTCTTGCGCTTTCACGGCAAAATTGGCAGTGATGGATACCTTGAAACTGAGAACGAGGAAGAAATTGCGCAGATGCGCTCTCTCGCACGAAATCCGCAGGTTCAAGTGGAGGAAGTGGGAGAAATTGAAACTCCTGCCAAGCCAGTTGATCCTACGATTGCTGCTTCTGCAGCCGACGCTGCTTCCTCATCCCTGCGCGTCGCTGATCCCAAGGTAGAGGCTGCGCAGAATGGCCTCGCTGCGCTCATTGCCAGCAACAACGCCAACAAGGCCACGTAACCCATGAGCGCGCAAACGGATCTCTACGACAGCTTACTTGCTGACGTAGTAACTCTGACGAATCGACCCGACTTGTCAGCTGAAGCAGCCGTAGCCATTAAGACGGCTACACTGTCGATCCATGCGCGCGCTGCGTTTCCTCGTGATGTTGGCACTGTCCTTGCAAAGCAAGTCAATGCTACCTTCATCACGTCTCTTGATGCGATAACGTTGTTTCCTCGCCTCAGGGGCCTTTCCACTGTTCGTTTGTGTGATGTAAATTACAATCCGCTGGAAAGTCCGGAAATTGAAATCATAGAACTGGGCGACATCTATGACCCAGAATACAAGACACTGAAAAACAACGTAGCATACATTGCAGGTACAAGCGTTACGGTGCGTAGTGGGGTTGCAGCCTACGGTTATCTCGTAGAATACCTGACATCACCGCTTGTGCTGCGCGCGCAATACAATAGCTGGATTGCTCAGCTTGCG